AAATTATGAAAAATATAACATACCATAAATACTATAAATAAAAATAGTAGACTTTTAAAGTAATTTGTAATATATTATAATGCTTTTTTTAATTATAAATGGTATACAATAGAAAAATAAATAATATATTTTTTATTGCTCCAACATTGCACCACTTATATTTTAAATATAATAAAAAAAGGGGCTTTTTAACTCCCCTTACTCTTTCTTTAATTTATTTATTATGTCTATTGCTTTGTTTTCTTTATCTGAATATAAATGGCTATAAACATTTAGTGTCATAACTGTATTACTATGCCCTAATCTCTTTGATATTAGAAGTACATCAACCCCATTATTAATTAAAAAACTTGCATGGCTATGTCTTAAGTCATGGATTCTTAACCTTTTTCCTAATACTCTTAATGCTATCCTTTTAAATATTTCTAAATAATAAGGCTTAGTATAACAAAATATAAAATCATTATTAAGAATATATCTAGCTTTGTCTAAATAGTCTTTTATCTCCTGAGTTAATACATCATCAATCTTTATTGTTCTGATGCTCTCTTTTGTCTTAGGAGTTGTAATAATATCTTTTTCTTTTAGTTCAGTATATGTTTTAGTTACTGCTATACTTTTATTTTTTAAATCAATATCATCAATCTTTAAGGCTCTAGCTTCTCCTAATCTTAAACCAGTCCAAAACAATATTTTAAACATTAATTTCATATCAGGTTTATCAACTTGTTCTATTATCTTGTTAAACTCATCTACTGTGATTATATCCATTCTTTTTTTTGTTTCTAGCTTCAGCCTATCCACCATATTAAATGGATTATTTGTTAGCCCTTTATATCTAACACACCAGGTAAATAGCATTTTAATTTGTGTATTTATATTTTTAATTGTACTAGCTTTATATGTCTTTATTAACTCATTTTGAAAGCTACTTACTTGAATAGGAGTTATCTCACTCATTAAAAGATTATCAAAAAATGTTATCTTTTTTAATAAAAATTCAAGATTAATATAAGTTGATTCCTTTAATCTAGGCTTTTTAAATTCTAAATACTGATTAACTGCATTTTTAAATGGTATACTTGCCCCCAATGTATTATTTAATATTGTTTCTTTTTCATATTCTAGGGCTTCTTTTTTACTTTTGAAACCTCTTTTAAATACCCTCTTAGTCTTATTGTTTAAAAGTTTTATTGTGAATCTAGCATTCCATCGTCCCGTATACTCTCCTTTTATTTTTTCTTTTTCTGCACTCATTGTTAAACTCCCATTCTTTCAAATAAATAGTCTTCTCTAATTTTTCCTTGTACAGTTAAAAAACCTTTATTTTTTAGCTCAGTGTTTAAATTTCTTATTATTTCATAGGCTTTTGGTTTACTAACTTTCAGTATACTCTTAACATCATTTACATCTAGCATCTTCATTTTATCAACTCCTTAGAATCAATTTTTATATAGTCCCATATCCTGCAATATTACTGCACCATTATCCAACCTATCAATTATCTTTACTCCCATTTCTTCAAATATTTCATTACTAAACCTAGCTATCTTATAATCAATCATTGTCATTATAGATTTATCCTTGCTAAATACTTCATATTCTTCTAACTCTTCCAGATATTTAACATAGTCCTTTTTAGCTATTGCCCCACCAGATACCATATACTTTGTTAATTTGTATTGCTCAATAACTAGCTCCAGTTTATCTCTATCATTTTTTAGCTCATTAAAATTATATGGTGGATTATAATTATCTTGTGTTATATACTCCATAATTTTAACCATATAACCGAATGTAAATTCTAATCTATCCATAAAATTAAATCTATCATCATTTAAAAACTCATAACAAATATTTTCAAGTAATAGGTCAGTTTTTCCTTTGTAGTCATCTGAATCATAGCTTTTTTTATTTATTGTTATTAACATTTTCAGCCTCTCCTTTCTGTGCCTTTAAATTATTAATTATATGTTGGCCACCTTTTATAAAACTTTCTTTACTTGAAATATTAATTAAATTAACTGCTCTTTTTATAATCTCCTTTTTTAAGTCCTCCGAAATGTCTGTATCATTTATCAACTTAACAAATTTAGCTATTTCAACCTTTAATTTCTCACTTGCTTCTATTTTCATATTATTTTCAACCTCTCTTTTTTATTTGACTTGAATCTGTTTTTATGAAAATTTATACTATATTTTTAGTATTTTTAATAAAAAATCTTTTTTCTTAAAAAGTGGTTACCTCTAAAATGTTTTTAATATCAATATATTTTTAATGGTTTTTTAAAAATGATTAACCACTTTTAAAAACTGGTTACCTTATCAAATAAAGAATTTATGTATTTTTCAATCAAAAGGTAACTGGTAACCGCTTTTTTGAAAATTCTATATATATATTATTATTTACTAACTATATATAAAGAAATAATGAGTAATTAGTTACTGGTTACCTACACTATTCAAATATTGATATAATCAATCATTGACTAGGTAACTACTTTTTTTAAAATTGGTTACCTTTGGTTACCTAGTATTTATAACACTACTCAAATATAGAAATAATCTATTGTTAATTAGGTAACTACTTTTTAAAAATGTTTCAATAAGTCTAATATTCAATAGTATAGTGTGTTACTATTTTTATTCTTTTATCTTCATATAAAATTCTCAATAAAAATTGGTTACCTTTTTTTTAGTACTCTTTTTAAATTTCTTGTTGGTCTAATATTCTAAAAACTTTATTTACTTTTCCATTATTTTTATATGGCTTTACATCAATATTTTTTATATTTGCTTTTATAGATTTGCTAAAATTTATTTTAGTAATAGCTTTAAAACCATTGCTTTGACAAAAATTAATATATTTATCATATGCTTCAGCTACTGGCATATTGTTAAAGGCTTTATCTCTTAAATATGAATTTTCTTGAATCTCCTCAATAAAATATAATATTGGGTTATTATCCTTATCAAACTCATCTAAACAATTTTCAGATTTATAAGAATAAGTAAACTTATTGTTTTTTAATAGCTCTTTTAAACTTTGTAAAGCTAAGACAAGTAATGATTCCATATTTTCATTTGTTGTCATTTCCTTAACTATGTGAGGGTTTAAATTGCCATTCTCTACACTGTATACATTAGGAAAAGGTATAAAAATTAATCTGTCTTTAACTGCTCCAGTTTTATCATCAAATCTAGGCATATTATTACAACTAAATATATGTTTAGCTGTTGGTTTATAAGTGAAAGCATCCTTTCCTTTTTGCTCAATTAAAACATCATTTCCAGCAACTACCTTTTTAAATTTACTATCATCACCTATATATTGCCCACTAATATCATCACCTAAATTGATTGATTTATTCATAATACCAAATAAACCAAACCTTGAGACTATATCTTGAATATCTAAACTGCAACAGTTATTATCTCCAAAAAATATTTTTAACACTTCTAAAAATTTACTTTTACCATTTCTATGGTCGCCTTTTATTACTAGTGCTTTTCTTAGAAAACAATCAGGATATAAACAATATCCTAAAAACTCCATTAATATTCTTGTTAAACTTTCATCATCTCCAACTAATTCAGACATATAATTTAAAATATCTGTATAATCTGCATTAGGATTATAATCATAGTCAATGTAAAAGGTTGTAACAATTTTTGAGGTATGTTCATATAAAACTATTTCATCATCTGTTATATTAATTAACCCGTTTTTTACTGAAATATGATTAATATCTTTTTCTTTATTAGGTGCTTCAAAATAAATTTTTTTTAATATTTCTTTTCTTTGCTTTTCATTTAGATTTTTATTTACTTGGTGTATTAAGTTTTCAATATCTATGTTAGTCAAACATTGATAACATCTTTCATTATATCCATAAATTAAATTGTCTATTTTGATTAGGTTATTTTCTTCAACTAGCATTTTAGCAATATAATACGAATTTATATTAATCTTTGTATTAACTTCATCTACAAACTTATTTATTTTATCTTTGTTAAACTCTAGGCTCTCTTTTTCTACTCCTATTTCTGTTAAAAAATCATTTAATTTTCTTTTATCCATGAATCAGCTCCATTTATAAAATTTTCATTTCTGGCATTTTCTCCTAAAAATATAGGGGTAGCGGTTTTAAATATCATTTATTAAAACTTTTTCCTGCTCCCCCTCCATATAATTTATATCCACACTCTTTTTTAATGTCACACTCTTTTTAAACCTTAACAATTATTAACTTCTTTCATATATCAGCCCCTTAGCATTTATTAGCCTATATTTTTATATACTTAAGCCCTTTAAAACCTTAAATTTTGTTATCTCAGGGCTTCATTTTTATTCTTTACATTTACTAAACAATGTTGTATAATTGGATATATAAAAGCCTATTTAATTAATTCTTTGCTTGGTCGCTATTAGAATTTATTGAGGCTTTTTCTTTTAAATTATAAAAATTCTCTTTTAATTCATTTTGAATTGAGTGAGTAAACTTAAACATATGTTCTACTAAACCTCTATAACTATCTACACTCCAGTTTTTAGCATAAAAAATAGCTTCCTCTAATGCTAACATCATTGATTTTAATTCTTCTAATTTGATAAGTTTTTCCTCTAGGTCCAAAACTAAACTCATTAATTTTTTTTCTTTATTTTCCATTGGTATTCACTCCTTTATTTGCTTGTTCTTGTGCTGCTAATTCTTTTAATTTTGCTATAACTTCATCCATTGTACCCCTAATATATAAATTCATGCCTTAACCTCCTGAGTCATTAAACTATCTATGTCAACCATTGTAATAGTCCATATCTTTTCAATATCATCTTTGCCTAATTTTCTTAATAATTTAAAACTATATTTCTTGTGAATCTCCAGTACCATAAATTCAAAATCTATTGATATGTTATAATCTCCAACTAATTTATTTACATCTAAGCCTTTTATTAATTCTAGTATGTTTTTATTTTCTTCCTGGTCCTCCTTAAATTTAATATCAATATCATTTTTACTAATAAATATCTTGTTAGCTTCATATGATAAAGCTAAAAATAAACCATCAATATAAACTTTCTTAATCATTTACCAGCTCCTTTAATAATTACCAGTTAAAAGATTCCAATATATCATCAAAATGATAATGAGCTATCTCTTGTATTAATTTATCTTTATTCTTTGACACTGTTACTAGATTAATTCCTAATTTATTGGCTATTTGTTTTAACTTCATGCCCTTAATATAATAAAGTTCTATTATTTCATAATGCTTAAAATGACAGTCCTTTAAATAGCTTATCCCTGAATCAACCAGGTGTAAAAAATATTCAAGTAAATCTATTGTCTTTAATCTCTTTTCTTTGATGTTTTCAATCTTTTCTATATCACTAAGATAGTCACTATTAAAGCCTTTTATTGCTCTATCATAGTTATAACTATGTTTCAAACTAACATTGTCTATATTGGTTTTTAAATAGTTCAGTCTATCAACAAGTGATGTATAGTTCTCCAATATTAATTTAATCTTTTTATATCCTGATAATTCTTCATAATTCATTTATATGTCTTTACCTCTTAACTAATTAACTTTTGTTCTGTGTCTTCCAGTGCTTCATTACAAGCCTTTTTACATTCCTTGTAAATAGCTTTAATCTCCAAACCTTTTATGATAGAGGTCAATATTGTTACTTGTATTATTGATTCAAGTTCTTTTATTAGGTTTAAATCATCAGCAGGTAAAGTATCCCTTGATACCTTTTTCATACCTAAGACAACGAAAGGTAGTTTTGAATAGGTCATATAATATAATCTTTGCTTTTCTTGTGGTATATTCCCATACTCCATTAGCATTTTGATTGAATCTGTTTCATGCTTCCTTGTTATCTTTCCTTTTTTTCTTTCAAGTTCTCTAATTCTTTTCTCTAATAAATTCAAGTATTGGATAACTGCTTTTCTTACAACCTTTGATTCTCTCATTAAAACTTGTTTAGCTTGGTCTATTGTTAGAATAAACATAGGTCTAAGCTCTCCTTTATCATCTTTGTAAGTTGTTTCAAAAATTCCCTCTACTGATGTAGGTATAATTTTATTTTTAACCTCCTCAAAATTTAGGTGGTTATCTTGTATATTAAATTCATCTCTTATTGTCCTTAGTAAATTATCATGTCTTAACTCTATATAATGCCCCCTTTTCTTTTGTGCTTCTGTTAATAAATTATTTTCTTTCTTTTCCTGGTACTCCATTTCTCTAAAATAATTTATCTGTTTTAATAAATCTTTGCTGTTTATACTTTCCTTACTTAAAAACTCCATATACCACCCCTTATTTAATTACACTTGCTTGGTCGCTATCTTCGTAATTTGATTTTATATTTCTCATTTCTTCCACCTACATTAAATTTTATCTTTGTAACATTTTTTTACTTTTTTCATGCATCAACCCCTTTTTTATAACTGCCAAAACTGCTGAAATACTTTTATTTTTTTATAGCCTTGCAAAACTAGCAAATAATAATTAATTATATTAGCCCTTTTTTAAGTAGTCATAAATGTCAAGATAGCTTTTATCATATATCAACCCCTTTGAGCTGCTACTCATTTTTGAGTATTAGCTTTTAAACTAAAAATATTTCTGCTACATCATCATTTGTTAAGTTTAAAACTTCTTTCAATGCCTTTATTTCTTTGGCATTAAATTCAATTTTTCCAGCTTTTCTCTTGCTAAAATTTTGATAAGGTATTCCTATCTTTTGAGCTAACTCTTTAAATGTAAGCCCTGACAATGCTATTTTTGATTTTAGTAAGTTTTGATTAACCATTAAATCAACTCCTTTTTAAGTTATTTTTTATCTTTTTATGATTTAATTAAAGATATTAATTATCTTTTAATTTATTATATAGATATGTTTTATCTTTGTCAATATATTTTTTATCTGTATATTTTTATTTTGTTTTATGGTATATTGCTAATGATATATTTATTATCTATTGGAGGTTAAAAAATGTATAATAAATTTTTAAGTTACCTAATAAAAGAAATTAGAGAAAATTTTGAAATGACTCAAAAAGAATTTGGAGCAACTATTGAAAAATCTGAAATAAGTATAAGAAAATATGAAAGTGGAGAGGTAAAAATTCCTTTTACAACATTGTTTGTGATTTTAAAAATGTTAGATATTGATATCATTTTTTTAAAAGGCTTAGTTGATGATGTAAAACATTTATTAATAAAAAATAATGTTCTTTCAGAAAGAGAATTAAATAAATGTCTTGAACAATTTAATATTGATATATCTAAAATTTATAAATTGAATATAGATTCTATTGATATAAACAACTATAAAAGTATTGAAGAAATGAAAGTTATATTTGATAACCAAATGCAAGAATATATTAAAAATTATGCTTCTTATGTAACTCATGAGTCTGTAAAATATTACCTTCTTATAACAATTAATAAAAATGCAACTGCTAAAATAAGAGAAGAAGTAACTAACTTTTTAAATTATAAAATTGAAAAATTTATAGGTGCTCTTTTTTCTTCAGATGAAGAAATGAATTTTTTAGAAAAAAATAATAAAAAACAATATGAAGAAATAAAAAAAATTAAAGAAAATTTTTATCAAGAAGTTAAATCTAAACTTGGTAAAAAATAAATAAGCTCGCTCAAATCTGAGCAACCAACAATAAGATCCTGAACGGATTAAATTCGTTCAAAACTCCTGAATCATTTTCAGTGATTCAGAAATTGTATAAGAGGTTGGCGAAATTTTTCCCTGATGTACTTATTCCTGAATGGCTTAAAACCTTTCAGAAAATAACCCCTACATCATAAATAGAGAGCTTGCTCAAATTTGAGCGACCATAAGGACAAGTAAACTAGCTTATCTTTTTTTATTGGTTATGAAAAAGCCTACTTTAACATTTTTGTGAATGTAGAATATCACTTAGTCCAATAATGGATTGAGCTCAGCACTTTTTTTTGCTCAGTTGCTCACCACAAATTTGTGGGCAGGTACTCCAGATATTTAGCAACAGATGTAAAGTTTTTTACACTATGTAAAATTTTTTTAGCTTCCTGCTGCATCAAGTAAATTACTGTAATCGTCAAAAATGACTATCACGATACTATTAATAATTCCTAAGTATTAAAGGTATCATAAATATACGACTTTTGTTATTGCCTTTTTATAATCTAGCTTCCATCATATCCAGTAAATAAAAAAAACCCCTTATGATAAAAGGCTTCTGATAGTGGTATTTTTTATCAATATTTTATTACTTTTTCCACTAAATTAATTTCTATTTTTTAGGTACTCAAAAAACTCAGGATAATTATTTTTAAAATCTGCTATGTGATAGGTATGTTAATTTCAATTTTAATCTCTTGCCTAAAGCCTATATGTTTAAATTTTTTTATCAAATCACTTAGACAATATTTTATATGGCTAAGGCATCAATTTTATTTTTTCATTGTATAGGTGTTAATAAAATTAAAATCAATTTTAAGAGCTTTTAAAAGGTCAAGGTATAATAATTACACCTAAAAACTTTTAAAATGATTTTTAGAGCTATGTCAGGCATTCAGTTTTTAAAATAGATAATATAAAAAGAGAGCTTTTAACTCTCTTAAATGTTTTATCATGGTCCCATAAGGGAGGAGGCTTTTTATTTCCTCCTATGCTTCCACCAAAACAATAGAACGAGCAATATTAATAAAAATAATGCTCCTCCATTAATGTTTACAGTTTCAACATAAATTGTCATAATAAAACCTCCAAAAATAAAGTATTTCTGTCTTGTCTAAGGACAGATTAAAAGCACCCAATAAATGAGTGCCTTTAACCTAGACTTAATTTAATACTTTATTTTTCAACCCTTATGGTTTTATGACAATTACATTATATATTATATAGTTTATATTGTCAATTTTATATCTTTATATGTTTTTAAATATATTATTATATATTTTATATATATGTTTGTATGTTCTGAATATGAAAAAAGTAAAAAAACTATTATATAAAAAATTAATGTCTTTTTTCTATTTTTATAACTACTCTTAAAATCGTATGTTATTCAACTTATTTAATGGTAAATAATTTTTATGCATATAATGCTTGTTATATGCAATAAATTAATTAGTGGCTAAACAATAAATTATATGGAGTTTATAAGGATTTTTCTATGGTTTAGAATTTTTAATTTAGCAGCTCAGTTATCAAAAATAATTTTTCTAAGTTCATCAGTGGTCAAGTTCTTAAATGGATCTGATTTTATCTCTCCATTTACTTCAACCTTTTGGATATATTCCCCAGTCATTTTATTCAAAATATCCAATGCTTTTAATTTATCTGATACTTTGACATCATCACTATTAATTAATTTAGTTAAATATTCCTGTCTTTCCTTAGCAGTCATTATATTATTATTAGCTATTCTTTGGCTTAATTCACTAATTTTATTTCTTATGTCAACATTTATCAATAATCTTTGCCCTATGCTTCTTGCTGTTCTTTTGCTATATCCTGCTTTTATAGCTGAAATAGTTGCATTTCCAGTTTTAATATATTCTTGTATAAATAGTTCTTGCCTATGTGTCATCTGCTCCACCTCTTAATTGAATTATATCATAACTTTATTTTTAACATCTTCCCGATGCTAGTAATATGTTAAATTATTGAATTTACCATATCATTAAATAGCTGGCCCAAACTTTCGGGACAGTTCTAATAAAAATAAATGTCAAGTTTTGTCAAGTTTTTCAATATGATAAAAGCTAAGAACGGAACGGAACTAATAAAAAAATTTTATTATATCTAGGTGAGCTTTGGGACTCGCAAGACCCACACACTAAAAAAATATTTTGAAAGAACCTATTTTATTTTTAAACTTCTTTCATAAAACTTCTGCACCAGTTTTGCACCAATCTTATAAAAAACACTTAAAAAAAGCTAGTTTTTTAAAATTATGAAAAATATAACATACCATAAATACTATAAATAAAAATAGTAGACTTTTAAAGTAATTTGTAATATATTATA